AGTATCATATAGCTCCTTATTTAAAATTCAAAAAAGAAGGCGATAGTATTAGTTTTAATGCAGGTACTTTTGTCCATGATTACTTTCAAGCTATATTGATTGGCATATATAAAATAGAAGATGTTGAAGCTAAGTTTAGAAACTTTATTAAAGGTAAAAATTATTCAGAAAGTGATCAAGCTAAAGCAGAATTTTTAGCAGATAGAATAGTAGGCTATGTTCAAAATCATTTAGACGCAGTAAAAGAAATATCAGGTAAATCTTTTCCTAAAGGTTGGGATAAAGAAAAGCCTTTTTCTGATTGGTATGATGAGCAATATTTAAATAAAACTTTAGGTGCAGCTTGTGAAGGTTATATTGATTGTTTTAATGATGAATTTAAAATGTATTCAGAACATAAGAATAGATTTGGTTCAGTTAAAAAGAACCCAAACCCACTAACACAAAAGAAAAAACCATACACTTATGTAAGACCACAAAAAATTAATTCACCACAATTTACGCATTGTATTCAAACTGCTGTTTATTCAAAACACTTTAATCATGAATATAAACCACATTTAATTTATGGTTATGATGATCATTATAAAATATTTGACGCAAAAAATTGTTGGGAACTATCCCCTGAAGGTATTAACTATTTCTTTAATAAATTTATTCAAATCAATATCCAAAGACAAGAAATGCTTAGGATAGCTGACGGAAGTATTAAGAAGTTAGCCATGATGATTGGGATAGATTGGTCTGACATCAGACACTATAAAAGAAACTTTATGCTTAAAAGCATAGATGAAGGGGATATAAAAAAACTGGAGAACTTTTATGAAAACTTATGATGGTTTATCGCCTGAAGATATAAAAAGAATTATAAATAGTGAGGTCTTGGAAAAGATGATCAAGGACAAGGCTAAAGAAGTTTATGATGATGAGAAGGAAAAAGAACAAGAAGAAATTATTAAAAACGCAAGAAAGGAAGGAACAATTTGACAAAGAACATATATCAAAAACTAAAGACAGCTTCAGAAGAAGCTAGAATGGTTAAGAAAACTGAGAAAAAAGGTGGTATGAATTTTAACCCACTTGAACATGACGCAGTACAATCAGTAGCTATGGAGGTCTTAAATAATAATGGTCTCTATCCCTATTGTACTTACAAAGATTTTTTAATTAAAGAAATGTTTGTGCAAACTACTTGTAAAATGACAATCATAGATATTGATAAACCTACTTCTTTTATAGAAATAGAAACTCATGCTATTGCAAAAACAGATAAGTATGGGTCAGGTAATTGTATGTCATACGCAAGAAAATATGCTTTCTTAAATGCTTTAAATCTTAGAACTGGAATGAAAGATGATGAAGAAGAAGCAAAAGATATGGAAGATGGACACAATGCAAAGCCACTTTATAATAATTCTAAAGTACAGCAACCTAAACAAAAGGTTGAGGTAGCTGACGAACTACAAGTAATACAATTAGCTTTTGAACAAAAAGCAAAACCTAATTCTGTTTTAAGAAGCGATATAGCAAATCTTAAAACAAGAATAAATCAGAATGGCGTTTGGGATTCTTTCACTAAAACTGGTTTATATAAAAATATGAAAGACCTTGAACTAAGTATCAACAAAGCAAACAAAAGGAGCTAACAAATGGGAACATTTGAATTAAAAGAAGGTGAAGGTTATCTTAACAGAGATAATGAGAACCCTGAGAAATTTTGGGGATCTTTTAAAATACCTAAAGACATGAAGAAAGGTGAAACAATTAACCTAACTGAATGGATAAATACTAAAGATGATGGAAAGGTAATTCACAAATTAGTAGAACGAAAACCTAAACAACAACAAGGTTAGTTTTACTGATATAGGGGTGGTGGTATTCTTTTTTCCCTTGAGTCGTTGTTCACTACCCCTATTTTATTATGAAGATATTTTTTTTATTTCTTTACATGACTACTGGAGGAACGACTTACGCATTAAAGAAAATTCCAATAATGAGTGCTACATCTTTAACTTGCAAACAAGCATTAAAAAAGAACGCAGTAATAGAATATGAGCCACATGGAGTTAGATATAAAGGACAAAAAGTATTTAAGTATTATTGTAGAACTTCATCAGGAGATTGGGTTCAATGAACGACAGAGGTTATAACGATTTAGAAGAAACAATAGAAAGATTAGAAAAGAAAATTTATGAGTTAGAAAAAAAAATAGATTTAAAAGATGATGAGATACAAATATTAAATATACAATTAACAAAAAAGGAGACACATGAGTAAAGATGATAATATACAATGGATAGACATAGGGGATAAATTAACAAAACAAATGCTAAAGAATAAGCAAAAGGAATATGGAAACTTTACTAACAACTCTTATGTTATAGCTAATTTTATACAAAGCACATTAGAAGTTATTAATAAAAAATCAATCAAAGTACCAGTAACTATTGTTCCTCAACTTATGATTGTACTTAAACTTACAAGAACAATAGATGATGGAAGTAAGCAAAACTTATATAAAGCTGACACACATAACGATATAAATGGATATAATCATCTGTTAAAAATAATGATGCAGGAATTGAAGGAGGATAAAAATGGCAAGTAATGGTAAGGTTTTTTATAGTCCACAGATAAAAAAGATTATAAATTTTATGAATAATTATTATGAAGAAAATGAATGCTATCCTAAACTACATGAGATAGGTGTTGAATTAGATGTTACTAAACAAAGAATAGGTATCTTAATGAAAGACGCATTGAGACTAGGATTAGTAAAATCAAATAATGTATTTATGAGAAAATATAGCTTGATTAAATTATCAAAAAACAGTAAATTGAAAGTCAATAATTACTATGAGTTGTAAAAAAATATACAATATGGAAATGGCAGTAATTATGGAGGAGGATTTTGCAACTGTTGAGGAAGCTGCAAATCAAAAAATGCCTTCAACTAAGGCGTTTGTAAGTAGAGTTAGCGACATGAAGTTGATTAACTCTCTTGTAAAAAAAAAGGAGGATAATGATGGAGAACATCAGAAGTCGTCTGCAGAAGCTGATGGACAAACAGAGGGAAAAAAGTGAGAAGTATGTCCAAGCAGTACAAGAAGCTAATAAATTAAAAGCTGAAAGTTATAGCTTACATTTAAAAGTTTCAGAATGCAGAGAACAATTAATGGCAAACAGGTAGTCGTTAATTAACATAAACAAGTACAACATAAAGTTGCACAACAACTAGAAAGGTAAGCTGTCGTTATGGGTAAAATACAAAAAGAAAGTGATACTTCATTCAATATTCATGCTGGTAAGAGATTAAGAAAAGCTAGAATAGAATTAGGTAACACACAATCATGGGTTGGAGAACAAATAAAAGTTACTTTCCAACAAGTTCAAAAATATGAAAAAGGTGTTAATGGTATGAGTGCTGCTACATTAGGTAGATTGGCAATCGCTTTAAATGTAAAGGTTACTTATTTTTATGAAGGATATGACATTGTAAAAGGTGTAAGTAGCTTTTCATATAAAGATAATCCACCTGAATTACATAGGGGTAATCAAGTTAAGAATGAAGCTATGTACCCTGACCCTCAACAAACACCATTGTTGAATGGTACTAATATTAAAATAGGATATTAAATTAATAAGGCGATCAGAAATGGTCGCCTTTTTTATATCTGTTCTAAACTTCTATTTTCATCATCTTTTTTCATACAAGAATAATGAGCTGGTTCTTTAGTTGCAAAAATAACAAAGGCTTCATCAGATATAATCATTTGATCACAATATTTACATAGACCAACATCTCTAATAATACCTCTAGTATTTTTCTTCCAAGTTTTTTTCTTCATTTTTTTTCCTTTCTATTTTGCCCACCATCTCCCCAGTTCTGAAAAGAACTACGCCTAAGAATTTTTGTATGCTTTGGCACTTATTGTACTTTTAGCTTTTGATCTGCTAGTACCTTTTTTCTTTCTTTGATTAACATTATACCAAAGACCTTTCTTTGCAATTTTGCCTGACTTAGTTCTGTGATAACCTTTTTTAATTGCCATTATTTTTTACCTTTTTTATTTTTTTTCTTCTTTTTATTTTTTTTCATTACTTTTTTTCCGTACATAGTTTCCTCCTGTTATTTACCAGTTTTTGCAAGACCAATATCTTGCACTAAATTTATCATTAGCAGTATCACATCTATGTCTTGCTCTAAATGATTTTCTTCTTGCAGGATTGTTTTTTTTAATTGTCATATTAGCATCCCCATATCTAATAATCTTTTCTTTACCATCTTTACAAGCCTTAACAACAAACTTCTTACCACCTGATATTTGTCTTTTAGGTGAGTTGCATTTCATTTTAGCTTTGTTTATTGCCATACCTTATAACCTTCGCCTTTATTTTTAGTTAGAGATTGTTTTCTGTTAGTGCCATCTCTTTTAAAACTAACATGAATCCAACCACTATCAGGAATACCATCTTCATAATATTCTAATATCAGTTGGTCAAAGTCAAAGTTGTTCTTAATATGTGAAGCTAAATTTTTATTATCAAAACCTGAAATTTCAAAGTCTACAGCTTCGCCTTTACAATGCTGTGATTTAGAAGATGATCCTATAGCTTCTGATAATTTTTCTGATCTAAAACCTGAGCTAATACTTACAGGTCTTGACTCATAATATTCTCTAAGTGGTTCTAATATGTTTTCACATAGAGCTTTTAAATTTTCTATTTGTTCTTCATTAGGTGTGTTATCCAAGCCAAGTCTTGAAGCTGTGCCTGAGTTAATCATCTCTTGTAGTGAGAAGTGTTTAGATAGTTGTGTCATACATGATACTTTCTGTCATATTCAAGGACTTTCCATTGAACAGATTTTTTAAATTTATTTCGTTTTCCATATTCTTCAGCTTCCTTTCTACTATTCCAAACTTCATTTGTAAAGATTTTCCAATCATTATCCTGTAGCCAAACAATACAAAACATTATGCTCTTGTGATTGGTTTGCAATTAAACTTAACATTTATCAAGTGTTTATTAACTAATTCTATTTCTTCAATTTTCTTTATGGATTCTTCATATCCTCCAATAAGACATTCTTTATAGGAGTCATATTTTTTATCCATCATATGAGGATCAGTACATTCTGCAAAAACAATAGAACATATAATCATAGTTAAAGCATAGTTCATTTTGTTTCTTTCATTTTTTCTTTTAATTCTTCTATTTCTTTAGTAGCTCTTGATAAATCTTCATTTGTATTTTCAAGTTTTTGTAAACATCTTTTATTGGCAGCATCTTTGGTCTTACCAGCATCCTGTAACTCTGCAACTTCCTCCCTAAGAAGTCTTACCTGATCTTTATATTCTAATATAATATCCTTTGATGCGTCTGACATAGTTTATTTTTTTTTGAAAGTAGATACACCCTTAATACCAAGTATCGTACTGAAAGCTCCTACAACAAGAGCTTGATAAAACATTGGAAGATTAGAAAACTTATTAAAGAAAATATCTATCTTTGCTTG